CAGCTTGCACCGGAAAGAAGGCTCAACCGAACTTGGGTCAGGCTCCAGTTTTCACGCGTCCGGAACACGCCATGCGAGGTTCTGAACGTGTAATCCGTCTGCGTCGGGGCGTCGGCAAGCGAGTTTTGGCCGCTAACCGATACCGTTAATACCGACGCGTCTGTCAGCGGACGGATGCCCTTAACCCGAGACATATAGCCAGGCGCTTGCTCGCGAAGCGCGTCAACGAAGGTCGCCGTCATGTTGGGGCCAGATAGCGAGCCCAGCTTATGCGACGGGTCGAACATCAAGAGCAGCGGATAGCCGCCGCGCAGCGATGCGCTGTCTAGGTTGATCGTTACCGCTTCAAGGTTTCCGTAAATCGCATCCAGATCATCAATGCTTGTCGAAAGCGAGAGAGCCGAAAACAGATATTCCGTGGACAGGGTAGCGCTAGACCAGCGCTTCATGGTGTAGTTATAAATGAAAACCTGCGATGTCGGATTAGCGGACGGAACAGCCACAATGTAGAGACTGTGGCGCGGATCAACTACCGCAGACATATAGTCGAAATACGTGGAGCTAATCAGGCCCTGGAACGTCCGATCTACCTTTTCGTCCCCGATAGCCTCAACGGTCGTTCCGTCGAAGGCCATGAACCCCTTACTAGACCAGAAAAAGCTGACACGGCCAAACGTGGCGAGGCTTTTCGGCGCAATGCATCCGATGTCCGTCGCTATCTCGTCAAACTGCCAGATTGAGGAGTCAGAGGTGTACGTCATGCGGACGATGCGCCGTTCCTGAAAGATCAGGCCATATTCTCCGCCGACCACGCCCGTAATATCTCCGCCCGAAGGCATATCGTACTGGCCCGCTTCGCTAGAGCCTCCAGCCGTCCAGTTGGCCGGATTGCCCGTGTCTGACCATGCGAGACGCAAGGGCGAGCCGCCAGCATATCCCGCGATCAGGAAGCCACGAACAACACATAGATAGCGCGCGGTTGGCGGGCTTCCGCCCAGGTTGGTCATTGCGGTCGGGGTAGTGGGATCAAACTTCTTGATCGGGTCCACGCCGTTCGTCGCCATCATGAATGACGAATAGGGGCAGAAGCGAACGCCGTTCGTCTGAGTGCTGGCCATGCCAGAAGCTACCGACGTGTACCCGCTGACCGCGTAGGTGTAGATATTCGTCAAGGTCGCCGCGAACATGTACGGCTGGGCGGTGTAGCGATACCCGCCAGCGCCTATGCAGCGCCCCGCGAGCGTCCCGTTTGCCATCGCAGAGAATGACGGTAGCGGCGCATAGCCGTTCGCGATCGGGTAAACGCCGTCCGCTGTTACAAGTCCGTCGTTGAGGTGGGCGGGCTGGTCCGGCTTCCAATCGCCAAAGAGAGTGCGGGCCATCAGGGTGTCACGCTCTGGGTCAGGGTGCCGGCAAGCCGCATATTGCCGCTGCTATCGATCGAGGCGACCCGCGTCCCGCCGATAGTCACATAAAGCTTGTTCGCGGCGCGGTCATATTGGAGCAGATCGCCCGTATCGAATTGTAGCGTCGGCAGATTGCCTCCCGCGATGCTGAGGGCAAATAGGGCATCGCCCACGGTCACAAGGCCGCCGACGACCACATTAACGCCCGATGCGGTTTGCACATTGCCGCTGGCAATGCCCAGAACCGTCGATCCGCCGATATTGAAATTATAAATGTTAGACGAGCGATCGTAAGCCAGGTTATCGTTTACATCGAACTGGATACGCGGACTTCCCGAGACAAGCGTCTGATAGAAATTCGCATCAACTGCCAGCGTCGGCGCGGTCAGTGAAGCCGCGCTTATGCTCGCAACAGCGGAGCCGCCGACAAGAAACGTAAAGGTGTTGTTTGACCGGGTGTATTGCAGATAGTCCCCGGTGTCGAAGCGCACTAGCGGCTGGGTTCCGCCGTTCCGGTCGAGGTTGAAGGTTGAGTCGCCCACCGTGACCGGGCCACCATCAAAGAAGTGCCCGGTGCCGTTGTCCGAACCATAGGTCATCTGACCGCCATTGGCATTGAACCCGATATAGCCGTTACGTACACCCTCTTGGCTTTCGTGAAATTCGAGGATGCCTGTATGCCCGGCCACACTGGAGCCAATCACCTTGACGCTGCCCGCGCTTGGGTCTGCGGTCGTCAAGATGGCTTCAAGATATGTCGCCTTGAACGCCGTCGCCGCGACCGTGCCACCGCTGAATAAGTGGCCGCCGCCGTTATCATTGCTGTACGCGATGGCACCGCCAGCATTAGCGAATCCGATCAGGCCCTGCCGCGTCCCATCCTGCAGCGAAAATGCGATATAGCCGGTATGCGTGGCATCGCCGCGCCGCAGGCTGACCGTGTAATTGCCGGTCAGCAAGCCGGCGAACACGCTATCGGAAGCATAGACGCTACCGCGCGCGGTCAGGTCCACGCCAACGCTGCCCTCAACCGTCGTCACACGCGCCGCAAGCGCCTGAAACGTCGCTGATTGGCTGAGGCGTTCGCTCATCAGCCGTCCACCAAGAACTGATTGTTATTGTCAGCCTGACCCCGGCTCGTTGCCGTGGTCGAGAAGCTATCGGTCACAGTGGCGCGCATCTGAAGCGGGCCGTTGCCGAAGCGAGCCTTCTGGGCCACGCCGTTCACTTCCCCCAAAAGCTCGTCATACCAAGCCTTGAGCATGGGCAGACGCTCGTCGTTCCAGCCGCGCAGCTCAGCCATGGCAAGCGCTGCGGTCAGGTACAGATCGCTATGCTTGGTCAGGAGCCAGTTGGTCGGGTTGGAGTCTGACAGCGGCGGGATGGCCTGCTTGTAGGTAAGAATGACAGAATAAGCCGCGTCGGGAGCTGGAGCGATGCTCATAGAATACCCCCAGATCGCATAGGCAACTGGCGCGCCGGTCGCGTTGGACGCGTAGTAATCCTGCAGGGCCGAAAGCGTGGACTGCTCCAACCGAAGGCGCGGCGACACGTCCAGATAGACGTTGCGCACCTGATAAAAATCGGCCGGCAAATCCACGGTATCGGTTGACGCGTCCAAAGCGGTTCGCGCTTCCTGGTCGGGCGTGTTCAGAAGGCGGTTAAGGCGATCCTCTGCAAGCGAGATACAGGTTGCCGGATCGACCAATGACGCATCATTTTGCAGCCATTCGGCCACCTTCGCCTGAAGGGCGGCATAGGTATTAATCGTACTCATGCCGACGCCCTCAAATGATGATCTGTCGGCACTTTAAGTACCGATATTCGTTGCTATTCAGCATCTGCGCTATGCGCTTCTGATCCTCCGCGTTCGGGGACCAACTGTTGATGCGGTGATTGTGCCACCAGTCGAATTGAACCTGCGGCGGGATCTGGGCCACCTTCACAAACTCGCCCATCGGGCCGGTGGCATCGTTGGCGGCGGCTTTGTTATGATCGAGGATCGCGCGCGTTACGCGGGGATCAAACTCGGTCCGAACAAGCACTGAATCCTCTTCATGCTCGTTAGCCGCAATAAGCTTCCTGATCCCGCTTTGAGGATCATAGTCGATCACTTCCCACTGAGGCATGACCGCTCCCACGAAAAAGGGGCCAGCCCGTTAAGGCCAGCCCCTCAGAGGTTAGATTGAGAAGTTGCTTAGGTGAGGTCAGCGACCACGCCAGAAGCCGCTTCGTTCAGGCACTTCAGAGCCCATTCGGTCTGCATCAGCTTGCGGGTCGCAAGGCCGGTCTTGCCGAGGTCGCTCACGCCAAGCGGGTCGAGAATCCCCAGCTCCCAATATTCAGGGTCCACGATCAGGGCATCGCGCGCCGAGCAGAAGCGCGAGGGGACGAACTGAACTTCGCCGAAGTCGCTGACATAAACGTCCGCGCCAGCGATGATCGTCGCCTTCTTGTTGCCCGTCTCGCGGCGCTGGGTCGCAAGGCCGGTGAAGCCAGCAGCAACCTGCTTATGCGTGCCATCAGTGATGACAAACTTCGCGTTGCCGCCCTTGGCCCAGATCGACTGCAAGACAGTCTTCAGCATGGCTTCCGTGTAGGTACGCTGCGTGCCGTTGGTGGCAGCGGCAACAATACCCGTCGAGAAACCGCCGCTTGCGCCGCTGGAGCCACGCGAAACGTTCGAAGCGAG